GCTACTATAAGCTCTAGGAAACAATCACTATTGCCATCATCACCGTATCTAGATACCCAAGGATAATGAGAAAATACAACTATCTCTGCATCTTGCTCTAAGTTACCAGACTCAGCTAGATCAGATAACCTAGGTATTCTGTCGTTCCTATGCTCCATATTTCTATTCATCTGTGAGACTAGTATAACAGACATATCTTGTGCTTTAGCTAACCATTTATAACTACGGCTAACATCGCCTATCTTCAACCTTAAGTCTCTTCTATCGTTTACAGGATGTTCTATTAAACCTATATGGTCATCTATGACTACGTCTGGACTTATAGCTTTTATCTCACGAAATGTATTTTCTATATCCCTAACATCGTCAAACATAAATAACTTACCATTATAAACTTCTGATATAATAGAAGAAACATCTGCTAATTCTAATTGGTCTATGTCTACATTGTTTCTTAAGTTTCTATATGGTAGCGTTTTAGATTCCATTGCTAAAAACTTCTTCATCATTTCAGTATTAGGCATCTCTCTATTAAACATAGCAACCTTAAGTCCTTGATGCACTAAGTTTCTAGCTATATTAGCTGATACAGTTGTCTTTGCATTTCCGGGTCTACCTGCTATGATAGTTATCTCACCTCTAGTCATACCTGTAATTACCCTGTCTAATGTACCTATGCCTGTTTGTATCTGTGTAGTAGAGTTAAAGATAGAATCTTTAGTATCTTCTAATAAGCAATTAATATCAAATGTTTTATTAGGTTGTAGCTTTATTATATTACCTATAGTAGTGTGAGCCTCTTCTAATAAATTAGAAGTGTTAAGAGAAGAGTCACCAATATCTTTAGATATATCTTTCATTTGATTATATAATACTCTTCTTAAGTAATAAGAATGTAACCTTTTAGCATATTCTATTGAACTAGCAGGAGATACAACTTTATCTAAAAACCCTGTTATCTCATACTTAGAACTATAGCCATCTACTTTTCCACCTACTTCTTCACATATAGTAATCACGTCTATTTCTTTATTTTTAGAATAAAGATTATCTAACGCTAACCAAACTTTTTGATTAAAACTTGAATAGAAAAACTCTTTTTCTGTGATGTACTGTTTAACTGAATCTATGTAAGAACTATCAGTTATTAGGCATCCTAAAAATGCCTGTTCTAATTCAATGCTTTTCATCTATATCCTTTAATTTTGGAGGTATTCTATCTAAAGTTTTTCTCTCGTATTCTTCTCTTATGGCTACTCTCTTGCTCTCATTTTTAATCATACCTGCTAAATACTTAATACCATATCCCTTTTGAAGACTACCTCTACTATCAAACCTATTTATTGATTCTATTATTACATTATTATCAACGCTATCTATATCTGCTAAAAAGCTGGCTTCAGTAACCGCATCTATCTTCCAATACTTAGACATCTTATTCATCTGCTTATCTATTAAATTAAGAACCTTAGTTGGTCTAGCCAATCTAAGAGACTTCAATCTAATGCCAGCCTCTTTAGCTGTTATATTGCCATTACATAGTGGACATTTAGCCATTGCATTTATCTGGTAATCCGCATTCGCCTTTATATAAAGGAACATTGCGAAATAAAGTATCGCTCAATATAACGTTTCCATTTCCAATCTTCTTACCTGCGGCATCTATAGTATGAGTTTGGTAAGCCTCGTCACAACTATTACATCTTAAGACTTTGCTTTTAGTAGCAATTTTTCCACCTCTTAAGCTAGTATCGTTAACCTCTATCTTAGTACAATCCCAATCTATCCAATCAGAGCCTAAGTAAAACTCTATGTCTTTCAACCTAGTTTTATTTTTCTCCTTATATGCTACGAAACCTTTTCTTTCGTAAGTGTTTTTAATTCGACCATCATACGTAGTAATTCCTTCATCGAAATTATAGCGTATATGTTCCCCCTTGACTCCTTTACTAATTGAAGGTGAGTTTCCCCCAATTCCTCTGTAGGTTTTATCCATGATGCTATCCTTTTTCTTACTTTACATTGAACTGTATAGTTCTCTATTAACATATCAACTTCAGGGTCTAGTCCTAAAGACCTACCATCAGACCCCCAAGCTCTTTTAGATTCTAGTCCGTATTCTTTAGCTAGTTTTACGCACTCTCTTTCGAACCTGTTTCCTTTTGCTTTGCTTTTTGACGGCATTGTTTCTACTCCTCTTCTTCTTGAAGGGACTTTCTAGAAACTTCTCCATCCCCTTTGTTACTTTGCTTAAGAAATCCATCTATTTTATCCTCCATAAATTTAGTATACTTTTCTGTATCTCCTTTCATATCTAAGTAGTTATAAAGAAACTCTCCAAGTATATCTAGTGTTCGTTTGTTTGCTAAAGACATAGTAGTTGCTTGTCTTATCATATCTAACATATCTTTCTTTGTTATGTTCTTTTTTCTTTTCATATTTAGTTATAGCAAGAGGGAGAAAGGGGCCAACCTTTTACACAATACATTTACATTCTAATTAATTCACTAACGTTAACTATTAATTATGATTTATTTTATTATGCATTCTCCCCTTGCTAATCCTTTTATAAGCTATCTAGTTTCTTTTCTATTCTATGTATTCTCCATAAAATACTTAGCACTAACATTAACATCATCAACATAGAAAACTCCCAATACGGAAAGTACTCTACGCTAAATAATGCTTCCCAATAATACCTCATACACTTCTCCTTTGTTGTCTAATAAATCTTTGGGGTGTTTAAGGTACACCCCAGACCTGTTGTTTCGTTACTTAGTTGTAACGAAGTATGTGGCATAACCCTTTGTATTATCAGTAACTATATTCATATTAAAGTTAGTCCTTAACTTATGTATAATAGACGCTAATCTATAAACACCGAATCTAGTTATTGCTGTTCTGCTAGTAAGCTTTTTTCCTGTAAACAGAAAGTCTCTTACTTTTGCTATTTGTGTTTTTCTTTTTCTCGCCATGTTATCTCCTTATCGTATTTGGCTCTTAGCTTTTTTATTAATAGATAGTCTTCTCTTTCACTAAGTTCATAGATACTTTTAGTTTTGTACACTTCTTTTCCTGTGCTTATAAGGTGGCGTAAGCCATCATACCATCCAAACTTAGTAGTAAAAGCATGTTCTATCTCATTCCATTTTTTGATTGTCATTAGGTGAACCTCCGTACTCTGAATGCAGTCTACTAGGGTACAGTTCTTCTTCGTTCTTTGTCATTCCTTCTGCTGTATTCTTCTCTGCTATTCTATCGTATTCTTTTATCAACTTAGACTTAAGTGTTTCTGCCTCATTTGCATAATCAGAGTAACAATCTAGTGCCCTAATAATTGTGTCGTATTCACTATTTGTTATTTTCATTTAGAATGGTAGATCAGATAGGTCTTGCTTACCATTGCTCCAAGAAAATACTCCTACTGCTTTAGGAGACGTAACTTCTTCGCCATCTCTATTAGTCCAGTTCTCATGTTTTATCTTAATGATAGCCGGCATACCTTCACAGTTACTTGGAGTAAGAACAGGAAGTGCATATAGAGTTTTACCATCTACTACTTTCTCTTCTGGCTTTATTCCTAAAGACTCACATAGTTCTTTGAACTCTCTATTTCCTCCAGAGTTCGGTTGCAGGTTCTTTTGAGTAGGGCTTTTAAATCTAAAGAAACCTTTAGACCTTATAGTCTTACCTACAAATGCACTACCACTATGCTCACCAAAATCCTTATCAGAGTTTTCTTCTGCTAACTTAAAGGTTAGGTTGTATATATCTGCAAGGTGTTTACCTCTAATAACAACGTCTTCCTTTACTGAATAGTCAGAAACGTGGGCATAGAAATCGCCCTCTGGAACTATGACATTTGGCTTATCTTCTGTTGGGTCATAGAAGGATTCTCCTCCCATAACATCATTAAGAACAGCGTCAATACTATTACTCATTATCTTTTCCTTTTGTTTCGTTTTTTATTAGTTCTATTTTAGCAACTACTTTATCTATATCGCCTTTCTCAATGTTTCCATCTTCTATTGAAAGGGATATCTTTTCTTTCCATTCCTCATTAAGTCCTTCCATCTTCTCGTAAAGAAAATCTATTTCTTTTTGACTTAGTGCGGTATCTTCTACTCGGTTTCGATATACATCATCAGCTACATTTAGATACATATTAAATGCCTTCTTAATACAATCTGTATTAGCTGATTTAATGTCATTACCTACATCTACAAACTCATCGCTACCTCTCTTCTTCATTATTCTATGAGCCGCTGTCATATCTCCTTCTCTCCATATGCCACCTTCAAACCACTTCAATCTACCGTGTACCATAAAGGCTTCACTACCTAGTGTCTCTGTTCTAATAATAGTCCAAGACCATCCCGGATAGTACTTGTCTGCCATCTTCTTCATATAGCCTACCTCTACGTAATCAACTCCCATCTTGTTCTTAATAAAAGAACGTGGAGTATCTTCCATAGAAACTTCATCGTGTAGGTTTCTTATTATATCAAAAGCATCATTAGTCATAATCTCTCCATTGCTAGGAGTATCATCTACTAATAATATATCATTACTCATTTACACCTCTCTTTTTTTGTATTTACTTAACATAGCGACCATTAGCAACAAGTAGTTAATCATATCCTTTATACGACCTTCTATAGGTTCTGAGTATTCTTTGCCGTCTTTAAAGTAATTGTTTATACTAGAGTTATGCTTCTGATAGTAAACAGATAGAACCTGTAATGGCTCTAGATTTAAACTATTAGCAATGTTCTCAAAGTTCCACAATACATTATCATTATGATTACCTTCTGTATACTCTACTCTCTTGTTATCTGATAACTTAAAAGTATCTGCTATGAACTCATCTCTTAACTTCTTGTATTCCTCAGCCTTCATTCCATTCTTCCTTCAGCCTAATACCAACTCCTTCGCACCAAGTATCTATGATTTTCTCTACTACTGCTTTAGAGTACCCACCTTCTTCTTTTATTTCCTTTGCTATCTCTAGCAATATAGTATCTAACTTGTCGCACTCTTCTTCAAATACGTTGTCAAATACTATGTCATTTGTATTTATCACGCTTCTGCTCCCTCTTTATTAACCATTAAGCTGACGAAATCCCCTGCTTTCTTTATATCTACAGACATAGACTCTGCTATATCTAGGCTTTTCTTAAAGTCTGGCAATCTCTCTTCTTGATTAGCTACTATATACATTAAGTTCATTAAAGCAAATTCAATATGATTCAATCTACTTTCTATTTCTATTATCTTATTTGGTTTTCTACTCATCTTTCTCCTTGTATGGTTTTATATAAACAGAACCAACATCTACTACTTTTGTTTTCTTGTTTATTCTTCTATTTAGATTTCCAGAATACACCTCTGCTTCTTCTTTAGTCTCAAAAAACCTATGTGGGTATTTATCATTAATGACATTAGAAAAAGCACCACCTCTAATAATCCACCAAGTGTCTCCATTAATCTCTTCTTTAATAGTCCACTTTGATATTATCTTCACTTTACTCTCCTTTTGGTTTGTTGTATGGACATACTTCTCTTACAGAACAATAAGACTCGCACTTCATACCGTTCCACGTTTCTTCATCAGTACATTTTTCTGGCAACTCATCATTAGCCAATGCAGATAGTAGAGCTTCCCTCTTTGTAATATATCTTTCAAGTAAATGCTCATTATCTATGTATGGAACTTCTATCATATATATCTTCCCTACTATTCCACGTTCCCTAGCTATCTGCAATCCTGCATCTCTAACAGTTGCCTGTACAAACATTTTATCTACACCATAACCATTTGATTCTAATAGGTATCTATAAAAGTTTATCTGCCAACTCCAATCTTCTAAGTCTGCCTTGTTTTTATCTGAATAGAACTCCTTTATTCTTTTAGGAGTACCCTTCTTTCCCCATCTTCCACTTCTTTTATAGACTTCTGTTGGATGCTTTGTATAGTAATGTTGTATGCCTAAACACTTAGCTATTTTATATGAACCAGAAAACTTGTAGTCTACAAGAGTTTTAGTCTCTGTATCGTATAAGTCTATTGTTCCTGTTATACCATTTGTTTCTAGTGTCAATTCTGATTTCAATCTGTCTAATCCTATTGATGACTCTTCTAGCTTTAGATGATGTAATGTACCTGCTAAAGCAAAAGCGTTATCTTCTGGATATATAGTATAGTCAACAGTTCTTTGTAGGTACGATTGACAAGTACCATTTAGTAATTCAGTAGTAGATGGCTTTCTATCAGAAGGTCTCTCTTGAGCCATATGTATAAGAGTTGGAAGAGATACTCCCAATCTAGTTATATCTGCGTGACCTTTTTTGATTTCTTCTATAGGAACTATAGCACCAGTAATATCTTTGAACCCTCTCAAAGGCATAATTTACTCCCTCTCACGTGGTTTGAATTTACTTTTTTAGATTTTAATGAGTCAAGTATTTTTTTACTTTCTTTTGGAAAAAATTTATCTATATATATACCCGTACTCTCTTCTATTCTTTCTAATTCTTTTTCTACAATTCCCTTTGCTGATAGTCCTTTGTGATAGTAGTTATCAGCATCTACATAAACAGATAATTCTACTATTAGCGTTTCTTTTCTTCTACTCATTTTCTCTTTCCTTTTTAAATTTACGTGTTCTCTTGTTAATATAGCCACATAACCCCTCTCCAAAAGTACTCATCATTTGCCTAGTAGGTGATGTTTCTATCCAAGCATTGTATACATCTTCATCTGCCTTAGATAATTCTATTCCCTTTAATATAATTACGTCTAATATCATAATCCAATTAAGTATTTTAGTTTTATTAAGAGTTCCAGAGTGTAGACGAAATTCTATAGAACCGTGATAATACCTAGAGTGTATGTTAAGACCACAATATCTAGCATCATTATATTTATCTGAACTAGGATATGAATCCATATAGTCGTAATACATATATAATAAACTATTTTCAGTATCTACGCTACGTAGTTCTTTAGTTGGTATAGGAAAATCTCTACACCAATTAGATTTCTGTCTAGATTTAGGCATCATTCCTTTTAAGACTTCTTCAAAATGAGAATATACTATTCCTATATGGGCTACTTCTCTAGCAGATAAATCTAATGAGTTAAAGTGTATATGTAAACCACAACTTCTATTAATATGAGCATTGTGTTCTTCAGACCAAGTCATTAACCTATCAACACTATTTTCTAATAGGTCTCCATTAGCAGGGTAGCCTACTAACTCAATTCCTGACTCTCCATCTTCTGTGCTTATAGAACCATCGCTTACTGTACTCCAATACTTAGGAGTATATAAATCGTAATCAGATGGAAATACACACTCTGCTTCTATTCCTACTAGTCTACGAACAGGGTAAGTAAACGTCTCTGATTTTCTAGATACAGATGGAGGAGAATTATTTTCTAAGTTGTAAATCATATCTTCTTCTTCATCTGGTACGCAAGATTCACAGTAGGCGTAATCGTTTCTCCAAACAATATAATCATTATTAGAAAACTCACCACAGCTTTCACAAGAGGTATGACTTTCAACGTAACAATCTTCACAATAAGGTTCATCATCTCCGTAATGAACAGTTTCTAGATCAGTTACAAGTCCACAACTTTCGCAAGAAATAAAGTATTCTTGGGTACAGGGTTCACAAAACTCTTCACCACTAGAAATAACGCTATGATGTATTATTGTTTTTTCATCACAAGAATGACAGCGAGAATGTACCTCTTCTGTTGTTTGACTTGGTGTATTAGTACAAGTATCTGGAGGCATATCAAACTCCTATGTTTGTAGCTTCTATAATTCCTATTATAAAAGCGTTTATTACCTTCAACCAATTCATATTCTTAAGAGTGTCGTATATATCATCTTCTAACGTATCAGAATTTCTATCTATTTTTGAATTACTAGAACCCATAATCTCTATCTGTGTAAGTAAAAATTCTAAGTAATCTTCATAAGAACTATCTGCTAAGAAAGGATTTTTCTTTGCTCTCTTATACAGAGTTTCTATTACAAACTTCTTAGATTTTAACTTAATAGGATTAGGAAAGCCTACTAGTATAACCTTCTTTTTAGAATTTGAACCAACCACTTTTTTCATCTGTTTTACCTCCTTCTCTCTTATCTTCTTGTGCGTAGTTCTTATCGTAGTCATCTACAAAATACTCACAATCAAAACATACTTGTTTATTATCTTTATCGTGCCATAACTCATCTGCATTTATCCACTCGTAACAATAACTACACATCTCTTTTTTAGTATCACAAGTTACAGGTAGGTGTTTACTAGCTGGGCTAGGATTACCTATACTATCGTAAGCAGAATAGCCACCATATCCATAGTTACTATAGCCATAGCTAGTATACCCCTTATATCCATATTGAGATAGTGTTTCAAATGCTACTTGTTCCCTATTAGGTGTACTGTTAAATGCATCTACATTATAAGTATAGATATAATCTTCTGGTACTTCTTGAATAGGTAGAACTAACCCTGCATTGAGCATAGCATCTTTCATAATATCTTTAGTAGATGCCCAAAACAATATTCTAGCTTTCTTCCAATATGCCACTACTATAGGTCTACCAGACTCTCTAGCTAGATGCACTTTTCTATTACTATCCTTTACCCAAGTTAGGGCAAAGTCTCCTTCTATATTCTCAAAGGCTTTGTTCATCTCATTCTTATAGAGAGATTGAAACAAGACTTGAGAGTCTACTTCTGGAACAGACTTACCCATAGATTTAGCTACTTGGTTGTAGTTATAGATAACTCCATTATGTACACCTGTTACATTACCTACTGTAAATGGGTGTGCATTAGTTACCTTTACCTTTCCGTGGGTAGCTAGTCTAACGTGTCCCATAACAATAGTTGTATCTCTTGTAATCTTAGATATAATATCGTTATCCCACGTATCTGTATCAACTAGTGTAGATGAATCTTTTAATGTCTTATAGGTAAATCTATTATTTGAATCAATAATAGAGAAACCTGTACTATCCGTACCACGAATAGACGACTCATCTGTTAGTTCTGTAAAAACATCACGTAGTATTCTCATCTGATTATCAGATTGTCTACCACTAGTTTTTGCGAAACCAAAAATTCCACACATACTATTTTCTCCTTTTGTTAGTTGTTGTTTATTCTCCTATCTATATACTCAGCACCAGATACACCTGTTACATCTCTTAGTATATCCATAGTTGGTGCTTTGTTAGAAATTATCTTACTACAAAGTATAGGATTTTTATGTAACTTTGTAGATGCTGTCATAATTCTATTGAGGAACTGAATCCATTCTTTAATTGGTTTAGAATAGACTGTACCCTCGTGGTATCTAAATTCTATTGTACCTAAATAGAACCTAGCGTGTACATTCGTACCGAAATATCTAGCGTCATTATACTTATTGTCTGTTAAGACCTCGTTTGCACATTTGTAGTATTCATTTACTAGATATGTAAGATTACTCATTCTAGATATTTGTCTAGGGGTCATAGGTATTTCTTTGCAATACGTATTATCTGCCCTTTCACTAGGTAAACCTCTGTAAATATATCCTTGTATTCTAGACATAATCATTAGTAATGATTGTATTTCTGTAAAGTTAAAGTCTAATGCATTCATATGTATATGTACACCACACCTATGATCTACGTAGTTATCATCTTCTTCATTAGCCTCTTGCAATGAATCTAAAGCTACGTCTACAGAACTACCTATAATAGGTTTAGAAGTAACAAACTCTACGCCACCACTATTTAGAGAACCATCTGATATTACTTCAAAATGATTAGGTGAACCACAAGAATCATAATATTCATCTGCATCATCATATTGTGTCATAACCTCACTTTCTATTCCTATAAATCTATTAAACTCACTTTTATTAGCAAGTCTATTAGGTAAACGTCTATATCTAAATGGATTAGCTAAGTACGAATGTAGTTTTAAATCTGCACAAGATATACAATAAGCAGAACCCATTACATAGTGATAATTATTATTTCTATTTTGAAATCTTGTTAGAAAATCTCTTCTATCTTGTCTATGTATTAAGTCTCTAAGCTTATCAAAATCTACTACGTCTGAACATCTACAATGATTACAAGAAACAGTTATCTTTTGAAAACAAGTCTTACAACATTTCTCTATACTTAAATCTAGATACGTTAGCCTTAAGTCACTATTGTCTATATGCATAATATCTATTAAATTTTGAGGGTTATAGTTAGCGTGACAAGAATCACACTTATCTTCTCTAGTATGATAGCATCTATGGCAAAGCTTTTCGTTTCCATATGTTTCTAGTCTATTAGTAATAGAATTACAACAAGTGCATTGTGCATAACTGTACGTACCTCTATGGCTATCTTTTAATACTTTATCTAGTATTAGTTTCCAACTACTATTTAGATAGAATCTATTTGGAGTAGGCTCACTAACATAGGTAGTATCTACAAAAGTTTTACCTTGTATCTTTTTATGTATATTTAAATCATTACTTATTCTATATACGGCTGAAGATATTAAATAGTCTATTAACTCAAAGTTATCTTCAAATCTACTATGAACTAATCCACCTACATATGAACAAGGGAACCCATTACTATCGTAGTCAAGTCGATATAAACGACGATCTGAATAGATTAGGTCTGTTGCTCTACATAATATTCTATTACCTTTATTATCTTGTAAGAGAACACCTAGTAAGTAATCGTTATACGTACTGCTGTTGAAATCTATTTCAGCTACATCTATTATTTTACATACTCTAGAAGCAATGGTTTTGTAATCATCTCTAACTAAAGTTGCATCATTATTATATGTACCTATATCGTATATATCTATATCTACAAAGCTATTACTACTAGTATATCTAGCATTAGCTATGTCTAATAGATATACATCATTTGAATATAACATCTCTTACCTCCTTTAGTAGTGCTACTATATAATCTCTATATAGAATAACAACACCACTAGAAAGAATAGTCAATAGACTGATATGACTCTCTCCACAGGAACCAAGTAGATGGTGAAGTATCTCTCTCATACATTCTCCTTATTGTTTATAAAAAACTTTTTCTTCTACTAAACTTTTATATCATTGAAAGGGTGCTCTCCACCGAATAAGCTATATACCTTGCCTTTGTATTCTTTAAACTCTAGCATCTTCTTTCTAGTATTGTACATAGTTAGAGCAGAACCTTGTACTAAAATCTCAATAGAGTTTTTAAATTTTCTAGGTTTGTATGTGTGGAATTCGCCACAGCTTCCTTTTAAGTAATATACTATAAACCACTTTCTACTATACGCTTCTTCTTCTTCTTGTGTAAGGTCGCTCTTTTCTACTCCATATATTTCTAAAAACCTTTTATTGTACTCTTCAATACTTATTTTACTCATATCTACAATTATATCCTTTATACTCCTAGTTAATTATTAGATAGGCCAATAGTACTCCATGTCTATTGGCTCTTGCCACTTGTACCTAGAGTAGTAATACTCTAAGTCTTTTCGTAGTAGATTGCTTCTATGAGAAGCGTGTACTCTATCATCGCCCAACCAAGAGGGCATCTCTATAGAATCTGGCAGACCTACAAGTTCCATTGTATTGTTGTAACCTCTAAGTATCCACTCTTCTATCATCTTGTTCTTGTAGAGTAGCAACGCTTCTACATAGCCATCCCACATTAGAACGGCAGGATGTCTCCTCCAACCCTTGTACTTCTTACCTTGTAGAGTTGGATTATCTACTAATACATTGTATATTTGTAATGCTTCTACTCTCTGCTTACCTAGTCTACGATAGTCTAGCATACTAGCAGAGATAGAGAAATCTTTATGTGGTAGAAATGTTTGCATCTACAACCATATCCTTAGTAGTTGTAATAATATATAGATAGGTGCTAGTATCATAAGAACTTCACCTACCTCTTCTATCTTTTCTACTAGTTGTTCTATTATATTATTGAATCTATTTATCATCATACCCCCCTTCTTTTTTATCTTTTATTATATCTTCTAGGAACTCTTTTATCTCTACAAGTTCAGAGTAGAAGAGAACATCTCTAATAAGATACATTATTGCTTTTAATAAGCTACTTCTATCATTGTTTTCTACCACGTTTTTTCCTCTCTTAGTATTGGTCTTACTATTCTTGGGTCTAGCAGTCTACCTTTTCTCTTATGGTATCTATTGTCTACTACCATACGTCTACGAGTACTAGCCATTCTCTTAGCTTGACGTTCTTGAGACTCTGCTATCTCTTGTTGTGTTAGTGTATTGGCTAGGGTTAGCCTATTATAAGTGGTTCTACTATATTCATCATATACATTAACGACTTTGTTCTCTTGATAAGCTCTAGCTCTGAATGTCTCTATAAGTTGCCACGTCTGTAACATAGTAAGAGATACATTTTTAAGTACGATAGGGTTATCTAGTGAAGAGTCATCTATACGAATGCAATAGTTATTAGTTGGTCTAGTAATACGAATATCTACTGTGCCACAACTCTTAAATCTATACTGATCTAGTGGAGTAGGTGAATCCATATCTACTATTATATTGTCTATCATAATTGCCTCTACGACTTTTGTTATCTATAAAATTCGCATCTACTATTTTTGCTTCTACTAGATACGAAGTCTAGAGATAAGTTTAAGCAGAAGGGACTAACATTTCTATTAGCCCCGTTCTACTATTGCCGTTCTATTTGTTGCAGTTTAGGGAGATGGTTTCTATTGATTGACCACTAGGTAAGTTTTTCTTCCATTCTTCCTTTGCACTTGGAAACGCCTCTACTACCTTATCCCATAAAGCTAAAAAGTCTTTAGGTGCATATTGTAGCTTACCAACTCTAGAAGAACCAGCAACTAGATTATCCCTAACAGCGTTATCTGTCATCTTGTCTATTGTTTCACTATCTAAGCCACTTGCTTGCAGTGATTTTCTAAATGCTACGTTAGATATTTTACTCATTCTATTATCCTTTCTCTAGTATTTATTACTAGATTTGTTTATTTGATTTAAAACGTATTTTCATGCCATAATATACGACTGCCATTCAAAATAAAAAACATTGTATATTAACTTTATTC